CCGTGTTTTCAGGATGGGAAATATCAAGCCCTGATTCGGCCTGCACGGTTTCAAGCTGATCGGCGATCCACAGCGACTCAGGCGTGTTCTGAGACCGGATGGCTTCCACAATTTGCAGCGCCTTCGCTACACCTAACGCCCAGGCAAGGGTGCGCACAGAGATAAACCGCTCGAATGTCTCAACGTAGCGCGGCTCGTTTAGATCGGCTGCGGCTTGTGCGGCTGTCATTGTGCTGTAACCGCGCCCCTCGGGGTCTGTTGTCAGCTCATCTGCCAATTTCTTCAGTGATGGGTTCATCCGTTATTACTCCTGTCTGCCCACTGTTCTCTTATCACAAACCTCTCCCGGCCCTTATGCTCATACTCAATCCGCGTGAAACCTTTCTCAAACAGCCAGTCAAAAACGGCGAAGTAGTCTTTGCGCCTCATCTTTCCGCAAGCGCCCATGATGTAAATATATGGCTGTCCGTCGCTCGATGTGCGGCAATATGCCGTGGCTACTCCCTGCCACCTGTCTCTGGATTCAACGCTTTTGTGCTCGTCGCCGACTCTAATCAAGTACGAACACGTCAGCCCGCACGAGCATTTCAGGGGTTCGATTGAGACGCCCACTAAGCAGTAGTCGGAGTCGGAATGGTGATCGGATTGACCACGGTGTACGTCATTGTGTTTCCGTCGGTTGCTGTTTGCGGAGTCGCGGACATGTCTTTGACCGACACCAGTTTTGCACCGGCAATTGTGCCGGTTGATGCCCACAGCGCTGCGTAACTGGCCGGGCCAATACTCCCCCCTGCGGCTGTCCACACAGCGTCAGGACCATCGAGCACTCCGTTGGTATTAGTCAGGGAAACGACTTTTGCACCGCGCGTGTAGCCGTTGCCGGTCGGCAACTCGCCTCGAATCCCGGCGGCGTACACGTCCCCAGCGAGAAAACCGCCGGTGGCGTCGTGCAACGTGACCCAATAATTAAACCCTGCCGCGGCGTCTGCGAGTAAATCCCTAAATCCCGTGCTTGCTGTAAAATCTGCCATGTCAAAAATCCCTTTTGTGGTTTTTAATCAGACTTGATAATCCCGGACGCAAACGCCACAAACAACAACCCGCCCATAATCATCAGCGCGACAACCCCCTTGAGGGCTGCAGACCGCGAATCGCCATAGACTTTGCTCAGGAGTTTTAGCAGGCTGCGGGTTTCTTCATCAAAAACGCAGTGATCTGCTTGCTTCATGGCTTTTGCTACCAGCTCAATGTCTTTGTCTGTTAGAGTGCGTTCGCGCTGCTCTTCACTTTGCATGTTTGTTATTCCTCAGGCTCAGGTTCGTTGGCCTTGCTGCGCTTCTTGCGTTTCTGCTGCAACAGCCAGACGCGGTATTCAGGATCGCCGGGGTTTGCGAACTTTTTTGGCAGGCTGTTTTGGTTCACTCTTCGGCTCCGTGGATTCGGTGATGCGTTTGTTGATCTCAAGCTGGATGTTCAGTTGATCTTTGATGGATTGCATGATTTACCCTTTACGGTCCTATGATTAAGCCGGGGAGGTTAGTCCCCGGCTGTTTCATTTATCCGTTGGTTGTTAAAAACGCGAGAGGCACGTTTTTGCGATCGACAACTCGATCCCAGCTTGTTGCGAGGGCCAGCTCAGCCAGATTAAAGCCGGTAGCACTGTCAGCCGGAGTGCCGGTATGCTGGAAACCGAACGGATGCAAGATCCAGGTCTTGCGGGTCCAGAGGGTTTCGATACCGCCACCGTCGCCCTGTGCGGCTTGGCGCTCGACCTCAACAGGAACATCCGGGGTGCCATCACCATAGCCGAACGCACCAGCACCGAACAGGATGGAGGTGTACTTGGGCGCGGTATCAGTACCGAGGGTGCCGCCGGCAGGGGTGTATGGCATGCCATCGTCAACGATTACCCGTTTGCCCAAGAACGTCGGGATGGTCATGTTTCCCTGGCTGTCTGGGATGAAGTCGATGTCGTCATTATCCACCATGCGCTTATAGATCATGGAATGCACGGCGATGGCCTGAGTACCATCGACCCTGTCTCCCATGGTGAAGGCAGCTGAGGTGAAGTTTTGACGGGTGAACACGGTATTGGCGCCGATATCCGCATTGGTCGCACCAGAAGCGTCATAGACCATATCGCTGTCATCGTTCGCCACGTTGTCTGCCATCACGCCGATCGCAGCTGCAATCAACCGGCGCTGCCACTGGCGCACCCAATAGGTATCAACACGGCTGCGGATATGCTCCATCGCCTTCGGACCCATCGCAAGTTCAGACGCAAGGTCCGACTTGCTCCAGCCTTGGTTCAGAAACACTTTCCGGCTGATCTGCTCGCCCTGGCTCACCTTCTGAGGCGTGGCGATATCGGTCGGATCGTCGTTTGATCGGTTAGGCTCGACACTGGAATCAAGATCGCGCCAGAACGGGAGTTCCGCCAATTTGCCGGGCGCAGTCGCAAGGCCATTCAACAGCGGATTGCTGGTCACGATGCCGGATTGATAAAATGCGGTGAGTTCGGGGGAGTTTACTGCGGGAAGGTCTTGAAATACTACGACATCGATAATGTCGGTAAGCTGCACTGTAGCCATGATTTTTGCTCCTGTCGTTTGGTTTGACCGGAGCAAAAAGGAAAAGCGCCCCGGCGATAAGTGAAACTATCGTCAGCAGGGCGCTTACCCCGAACCATCATCTGATGCTTATCTCAGATGGCTCATGCTGTGCTATTTAATTTTTGACCCGTTGTCTGAGGCTGCTCTCGAACGGGCGTAAACACAAAAACGGCGAACCTTTTACAGTCCGCCGTTATTTTGCGCACAATTCTTGGATTATGTCAACTCTTTTTTAGGTTGTTCGACGATGCTCTTCAACAAGCCGCTGATACTCGCTCGGATTGTTGCGCCGAATGTCTACCAGCTCCGCGCCGCTGTAGTCGGTAAATTTCTTGCCGGCCTTCGCTCCACCAGGCTTACCATGCCCACCGGGGCCGGTAGCCTTTGAGCCGACAACAAAAGGCGCGAATTTCTGGCTGGTCTTAAACTCTTCCTTGAGGTCGTCAAGCGACTTTGCCGAGGGCTTACCATCCTCAAGCACTCTGACCCTCGGCTTTCCGTCGCTGATCTCATACGTCAACCGCTGGGTCACGTGGTGCATCATCAGGTCGGCGTGTTCCCCGAATATCTCGGCGGCCAATGACGCTGCTGCACTCCCGACGGTCAATCCGCTTATCATGGCATCGCGCTCTTCGATCTGCTTTTTCAGCTCTGTCTCTTTTTGAGTCAACTTGTCGTTCCAGCTCTTTTCCAACGCTTCAACGTCACCGCCCTTTTTCGCTGCATCAAGCGCTGCTTTTTCTGCGGCCTCCTGTGCGCGTTTCTTCTCGGACAGCAACTCGCGGTTGTTGTCCTCAAGTTTCTTGAGGCGTTCGGCAAGGCCTTCGTCCTTCTGCTGCGGCACCCCGTCAACCTTCAAGACAAACTTACCGTCCTTTTCCTCGTACAGAGGTTTGAGGCTGTCGTCGAGGTCGTCAATCTGGTCAAGCTGGAATTTTAGCACTTTTACCTCCTTTTATGGGTTGACTTCTGCACGTTCAAAAACTAACGGGTCGAGCTCCCGCATCTTCGCCAATGTCAGCGGCTCGAACCGCTTCCCTAGTTGCATTTCAGCAAAGCGTTGCGCCGATATGTTCCCGTCAAGCAGCAGCTTCGCCCGCTTCGGCCCGATAACGCTCTCGACAAACGGCCTGTCTTGCTCTTTGAGCCACTGGTAATATGTTTTCTTTGCTGGCTCTCGGACAATCTTTCCTGTCTCTGGATCTCGTGCTGCCCGCGTTGCGCCTTCTTCCAGAAATGAAAAACGGTCATCGAGGACGGCGGTAAATACAGTCCGGCATCGGTGGTGCCAGGGCGGGAGATCGGTAGAGTCAAGAGGCAACACCTCTCCATCACGGGCGCGGCACTCATGGGAATTATGAAGAATGGCACCGGAAACAATAAAAGAATGGTCTTCTTCAACTGTTATATCGAAAACCTCAAATTCTCCTTCTATTTCTTCAACGCTTGTTACCATCATATCTCAAGTCTCATTTTGACAAAAATTTTATAGGAATTTGCACTTGATTGTTTTTTCGCCACTCCCAGTCTGCTTTAGTGTGACAACTTTTGCAAAGAGCCTCAAGGTTTGAAAGTTTATTTGCTTTTGACCTGTCTGTAAACTGATGATATGGAATCTTGTGGTGAACTTCTAGCTTCCTGTCTGGAGATTCTTTTTCTCCGCACGATTGGCATCTCCTTTTTGCTCTTTCCCTAACCTTTTCTGATAGCTTAAGCCACCCAACACCTCTGCTTGACATGTTGTGTGAACCACCTTGCCAGTTAGGGTGTTTTTCAGCAGAAAAAGCCTTTGATATTTTATCCCTCCTCGTTGGATCTGTTTTGTAGAATTCAATTAAACACTTGTCAGAGCATGTACCTCTTTTAACTCTAACAATTATAAAACCAGATTTATTTATTTTTGATTTTCTAAACTGTATTCCTGTAAAAGTACATCCGCATTGCTTGCATTTTGACGTTTTATCTACATTTCGTCTACAAGCTGTTGAACAAAAATGATCATCTTGATTTATTATCTTTTTATGACCAGGCTTTTTTATTTCTTTACCGCATCCACAACATGAAACTATTACAGCCCTAGTTTCTGCAGCATGGTATTCTTGGTAACACTCCATGCAACAAAAAACCTTATCTGATAGCTCACCGTTTCTTTTTTGCGACGGCCTTTTATTTGTTACCTTTCCGCAAGTGTGGCAACTATTAAACCATATCCTTTGAGATTCATTTTTATATTTACCACTTCTTTGATGAATTCTGTAACATTCGACAGAACAGAACTTGTTAGCTTTTCCTTTTTTGCGACAAAGCTCTTTACCGCATGTTTGACATTTTGCTTTTTCTTGCATATTGTCCACCCGGCTCCATCAGCTCATGGCCTTTTAAGTTCTGAGCTTCAACCCATCCCCCGTTTTTGGTCAGCCAGAGGTGGTCAGGTGTGCAATAAACCGAGTCGCCACTATCTAGCGTAACCTTCACAATTTTCTTGTTTGCTTTTTTCAAAGTACCACAAACAAGCCTTTTTTGTAAAGTGCCGGACAGTACAAACTCGCCCTTTTTTATTTCATCTATTCTTTTTTGTGACCCGTCAGCCATCAATATTTTTTCGTGGCCAAGTAAGCACGTCCTCCCGTCGAGTGTAGCAACGATCCTGTACCCCTTAATGATGTCGCTGTTTGCCTGATACGTCGCTTGCCTGGCCTGTCCTGCGGAATGTTGCAATGAAGTTCTAACCACAGACTCAAGGTCACGTTTGGCAATGGGGAATGCCTCCTGCTGTAGACGGCTGATGATCTGTTGCGTTGTCTCCCCGCCGGCGTATCCTGCGCGGATTGTGTTCGTCATTACGCGGATCTGGTTTTCCTCAAAATCATCAATCAGGCCGCCAAGCAACGAGCCTTTAAAGCGTCCGCCAAGCTGTAACGGGTTCGATCTGATCGCCGTCATGATCTGGTTTTCTGTTGGCAGGCTGAATTGGTAATTCTGCACTACGCTGTCAAGGTTTTTGATCTCGAACTGTGCCTCGTTTAAGGCAAGCTCACCGATCTGTCTGTTAAGCTCTGGAATGATATCGTCGGCGTATTTCTGACCGATCATCTCACGATATGCGGCAAGCCTTCTCTCCATTTCTCCGCGCGTCCATGATTCTGGCTTTGAGCGGGCTATCCTGGCAACGAGGGTATCCTCAATGTCCTGCAACATCTCGCGTAGCACGTTCACGTCATGGCTTTTCAGGCGTTCGACGTGGAGCGCGTGACGTGTCGCCTGATCTATCGCTTTACTCGGAGTAGAGGCCATCGATTATTCCAAAAACTGCGCCAAAAGACCGCTAAACATGTTGCAGGCCGTCTCAAATTGTCGATGATCCATAACAAAAATATAATCACTGTCAACGTCAGGACGACTCAATCTGCAGTTCATCTCGACAATACATATTTCCATAAGTTCATGTGTTAAAATCATCAGTGCCTGTTCATCATCAGCTCCGTTTATCCCCAGCTCAAGCTTCCGCTCTGAAAAAGAAAACCTTCCACCCGCACCCTTATCTGCATAACTGATATCAAAAACAAAGCTATTCACCCTGAGTTTTTTAATACGCTTTATTTTAGGCATCAGGACATTCCCCCACTACTAAACCCACTCTGCGCCCCCGGCATCGTCAGCAGATCAGCGTAATCCTCGTCCGGCGTATCGTCATCAAACAGTCCGTACCGGCGCATGAGCCTGGTATAGTCGCTCATCGGGATAGCGCCCTGCATAAACCCGGCGACGATCTGCTGCAGCTTCGGCGCGTCAATCTCCATCTCGACAAATTCTTGATTGAGCGTGTAAGCCAATTCGCTGTCGTCTGATCCCATGTAACGAGCCACCCATTGCAGGCACTGCGTAAAGGCTTCGGATACGTTGGATGCTACCAGGGCCAGAACGGAAGTTTGTGCCTCACGTTCGCCCATGATCTGGCTGGCTGTTTTAGTCGCGGACCCCTGCTGCATGATCCTGGCGCCGAGACTGATCATCTGGTCAACTTTGTCGAGCATGGCTTGCCTGACCATTGGATTCGGCGGTGCGATTGCAAACCCGAATTGTCCACCCTCAGGAACGCCGATCAGATTTCTGCTGCCGGCGTACATGTTTTCTGATTTCATCAATTCGACATGATCTGCGGTTAATCCTGACATGTATGGCTGTGCCTGCCCGCAATAAAAAACGCTGTCCTCATAGTCGGCGCTGTTGCGATAATGGCCGATATTCAGTTCAACAATGCCAAGCATCGGCGGCTGATCTGGCGTAGGCTCGTTGGTTTCGCTCCCGACAAACTGAAACGGAATAACCTCCCAATTTTCCCCCATCGCGTCGGTGGGATAATACTCTGATTCCAGCGTGAACCCGTCTGAGCCTTTGCGATATGTACGCTCAATGTAAATCCTGGTATCCGTGAGCGGTTCGCCGATCTCGTTACGCGGATAATCAAGCGTCATCTCGCGGATGATCTCGGCAGGTTGTGAGCTGTAACCATCGGGGCCAACCTCGTCTACGGCCTCTTTTGTTACAACCAAAGTTAGCTTCGTCTGGCTGCCCTCTGTCTCGGTGCGCCAGTTGATAATCTGCTCCGGCTCAAACCGGTGGATAGTCGCTACCACTTCACCGCTTGCAATCTGTGCGCGGGAAACCTGGCCTTCGGTCTGCGGGAACGATACCGCCAACCCTGCGCGGCCTTTTGATAACACGTCGTGACAAGCCCCCTGGCTCAACTGGTAGATGGAGTTGCCTGCACCGTCAGCGTTTTTGTTGAGGTATTGCATATCATCCGGCGCTGAGAACACCGGCCATTTACGGAATATGGAACCAACCATCCCCTGCGCTGTCTGTCCAGACAAGGCGTAAAAGATCGCCCGCTCGCGGTATTGGCGGTTGCGGATGACGTTATCTTCGCTTTTGTCCTGTGGGTTCAGGTAGACAAGATACCTCTCCGTGTTATCGGCTTTGACGATATCGTCAATCTTCTCCCACTTAGGCAGGAGCTTGTCATAAAGCGGGTGCGTTGTCTCAATCATGGTGTCTCCTACATCGCTGAGCGAATACCTGGAACAAGGACGGGGCGGTTTATCGGATATTTACGGGCGACAAAATAGCCGCAGCTGTCTGTTCTATCATCAATCGACGGATGCTCGTTAAACTTCTCAGGCTCGCCGTTTTTGTCGTATCCCTGCATCTCAAAGGCTTCGGTTAGCTCAGGGCATTTGTCTGTATTGACCTTCAGCCGGCCATGAGCCAACAACGCATTCACGGCGTTTATACGATCCCGCACTGCAGGGTTAGCGTTGGGAGCGTCAACGGTGTATCCGGCCTGGCGGATCATGGCAATGTCTGACTGACTGGCGTTGGTTCTGCTTGCCTTACCGCTGGCATCTGGATAAACGGTCAGGCGGTGGTCTTTGTAACGCTTTCCCAACTGGTTGATAAAATCCTGCGTATCGTGGCTCACAAACTCATCAACTGCGATTGGGTTGTTATTCTCGATTACAAAGACCGTTGCGCATGTTCCGCCGATGTTGAAGTCAAGGCCGATATAGATGCGTTCTCCCTCTTTTAACTGGCGTGCCGTGTGGTGCTCTTTGCGGGAAAAGAAGTGATAGACTTTGTTCTGGGTCAGGCTGACATATTCACCTTGCAGGTAAAGGTCGGCTAAAATAGGGTCGTAGTTGTCGCGGATCTGCTGAATGTATCCTGCAGGCAGGAATGGATTGCTCGCTGTAGGCGCTTTGATCGTCACATACCCCGGCTGTTTTTGCTTTTCCCACTTCTGATAGGTGAAGCCGTTTATCCCCTGGTCTGGCGTTGTGACATTGCCGATCGTGTTGGACTCTCCGCACTGTTGACGATTACGCTCTGATACTTTGCGCCAAACGTAAGCCGCTTTTTCACGCGGCAGCGTGTCTAACTCATCGACGATTGAGTGTGCCACCTGATAGCTTACGATCCTTTCAGGCCGGTCATAGCTGCGGAAAATACAGCTGCCAAAACCGTGGATATTGATCATGTAGTCGCTTCGGTTAGCTGTCGAAGATATTCCTATCCGAGAGAGGGTTTCTTCCATTCCTGGCATTGCGCGGAGTTTTATAAGGTCATAAGTCGGCAGATAGAAAGCGGTGTTGATTCCTGGATTTTGAAACATTTTGAGGAGTAGGCGAACAATACCGGCCTCCGTTTTACCGGCGCCAAGGCCGGCCACCATCGCCGGGTGAGGCTCAGGACAAAAGGCGAACGTCTCTTGCGGCTCTGTTAGTTTAAGGTTGATCTCCACTTGTCGCCCTTGTGATGGTTATTCTGATAGGTTCGGCAACTCCGTATCCCTCTGGTTTATCCCGCCACTTGTCAGGTTGTCTATTTTTAAGCCAGATAAATCCAGCGCCAGTATCTGGCGGATAATGTTTTATAGTATGGACAATAAGTGGTTCTCCGTTATCGTTAAAAATCTTGTCTTCTGGATGGGAATATCCGCAAGCCCTCTCAAACAATGAACGAGCAACCTTAGCATCAGCTTGGGTCTTCCCCTTTTTTATGGAGTCAAAAAAACTTGGATGTTTCTTCTTCCATGCGTTTATTGTTTGCTTTGAAACATCGAAAAAAGAAGCAAGTTCATCATCAATGGCACCCAACAAACAGTAGTTATATGCCAGCTCGTCATATTCTGGTTTGTATTCTGTTGGCCTGCCTTGCTCACGTTTCGTCATACGCTCTCCGGGAGAAATACCTGTTCTCTCCCTATCATATCATAAAACGGTGATAATTCAACCTTTTAGATTTTTGAGACAGCTTCCCCCCTTTCCTTCCCGTACCCATAAGCCCGCTGACTTACCTCCTCAAGATCTGCAACTAAATCTTCATCAACGTCAGCAATGTGGATCATCTGGTTTAGGTGCCATAGCCTGATTGGAACCTTCCAGTTTTTGACCACAGGAAACATGCCGTGACCGGGGCTTTTGAATGGACACTCCAGTCTTTCGATGCTGTTCCCGTATATTTTCCGCTCCCACTCGTCGACGAAAATGATCCAAAACGGCATGTTGTGCTTCCTGGAGAAGGCGTCGTAGATTTCAAAGTGATTTTGGTTAATGCCTGTCGCGGGCATGTAGTTCAGGCGGGCCTTTGCTTTGACGTCCATCGCTATAGCGCGCATCTTGTCCTTGATCGCCAACATGTCGAAAGCATGGGCGCCTTCGGTGACTGGGCTGTAAACGACCCAGCCTTTCGCCTCTAGCTTTTCGCGACAAATCTTTTCGCCAAGCGTTCCTTTCCGAAGGGATATTTCAAAACTTTTCTGTGTCATTTCCGACAACCTCCCAGCCCGAACGCTTTTCGCGTGAGAAATAATCAAGCCTTCTGCCTACGGTGATGTCCTCAACCATCTCGTAGAATGCCTCCGGCTTCCTGCTGTGCTCACGCCTGTTCTCTCGAATGATATCGCGCCACTTGGTGTTGTTCCATATCGGCTTGCCCTTGATGCCAACCAAAAAAAACTCGCACTGCATCCTAAGCCAATGCCCCATTCCCATCTTGCCTTTGTCCCACACTCCGGTCGCCTTGTACTCGAAGCCCCAGGCGTCCAGCAAGGCCTTCGCGTCAAAGATAAACGCGTGCGTGGTCCAGAGAAACAAAACGCAGTCTTCGGCAAAAGGCGGCTTCAGTTCAAGTAGCTGCTCTTGCGACATTTCCGGGTATGGGTTAGCGACCCGACTTCCATTCGGATCGTATTCGCGCCCGTATTGCCAGGGCGGGTCGATTGCAACCACCTCAAACACTCCTTCAGGCAGGGAAACAGTACCGCTTTCAATATCGACCCTTTGCTTTTCGATGAGATTCTTCCGCTCTTGCTTTTTCTCGGCGGCCTTTATTTCTTTGTAAGCGCCATCAATGCTCACCTCGCCTTGCTTCGCTTTTTCCCAAAGCTCGGGTGATTTCTTCCGCACCTGCTCTGCCATTCCAACTTGGCCGGTCGAAGTGTTGGCGGCTTTGGCAATCTCGGCCCGGGTGTTGTGTTGCTTGCTGTCCTGAGACTTTTTGTCAGTTTCTGACAAAAGGTCAGACCGCGTTCCTTGGGATTTAGCGCCAGCGCGTTTTAGGTCTTCTTTGTTTCCCATCTGAAGCTCAATGCGCCAGGCGACAGTCAGATTCCTTCGCCCCATCTGGTTGTTTCGCATCCAGATACGGGCCTCTGCTTTATCATTGAAATCAAGCCCCTTCGTTTCGTACGGCAGCCCGTGTTCGTTGCAAATCTTGAAGCGGTTATGCCCATCAAGAATCACGCCGTTCCAATGAATCAGCGCATCGCGGCATCCATCTTCAAGAATGTTCTTTTCAAGCTGCTCGAATTCATCTTCCGACAAGGGTGGTATTAAACTTTGCAACTCCTGGTCAATTTTTAACTCCATATCTAACCTCAAAACAAAAAAGCCCGCAAAGCACAGTGACCAGAGGCAGGTGTCGAGTCCACCAGAGGCAAAAATCTGTGATTTGCGGGCTGAGTTGATTATAGATCATTTTTGGCCTCTCTCAAGTGGACTCGACGCAACAATCCTACCAAAAATCCCATCATTTGTCAATGTCCTTGCGCTTTCGCTGATTACTTTCCCCTTCTGCGGGAGTAAACGCATTTTGCAAAAAAAAACAAAAAAACTTCTCTTTTCCTGTTGACACCGTACGTTGTCCGGCTATACTGTAATCACAGTGAGGGACAAACCTCACAACAACAAAGGAGGAAGACGATGAAAGTTCAGGCCGACAATATCAACGGGGTTTACGTCGTAGATGATTTTGAGGGCGAGTTCTTAAGCCAGGATGACTTTTACGAGTCCCTGAAAAACAACCAGGATGACGTCATCATCTGCGCAGAGATCGACGAAGACATGGCCGCAAAGATCAATGCGGAATATGGAATCAACTGAACATCAA